CGGCCAGCTATGGAGAACGAATCGTTTTTCGCGATCATGTCGGGCTGACGTATCACGCGGTTGAAGTTCGCTTCCGCGAGTTCGATGAACTCTGGGATACGCGCCGTCAGGTCGGTGCGGTCGAGCCAATTAGCCGTGGCAGTCTGCAATTCCGCGTAGGTCGTGATCGCCATCAGACTCTCCCCGGCCTCGTCCTGAACACCGAATTATCTCGGTCGTTCAGCCACTTACGGATCACGCGCTGATCCTTGAAGTTATTCGATATCTTCGCGAGTTCGTTGTAGATGACCAGCGGGATCGACGCAACCTTATGTACGTCACCCTTCCACGGCGCACGTTCGTCCACGGGGTTGAAGGCACCCTTGGTGCCCTCAATCACAGCCGTAACGTCTTGCTTGGTTTCTAGTCCGATATCACCCGTGATCTCATCGTAATGAAACCACTGCGTGATACCCGTGGCTGGATCGTAATCCAGTTGCCGTTTCATAGATATGATTGTGCCTACTAGGGGGCGGGGGCCGAAGCCCCCACCCCACCAGTAGATCTACGCCGAAGTGATTCCGGCGATCACACCGTGGGCCTTCTCGTTATTCACTTGAAGTCCCCACTCTCTCAGCACCATCCGCTTATCAGCGTCACCTGTCTTCGCCAATGTTTCGATGGTGTAAGGCCGCAGATTCGCGATCTTCACCTCGTCTGGGTCGATCAAGAACGCCCAGTTGTTCATCAGCGAACCAGCACCAGCGTCGATCACTGATGTGAAGAAGCGGTTCGGCACAACGGACAGATTACCGAAGTCGCTGACATAAATGTCTGCGGCCCCGATGATCACTGACGGCTCTGCGCCGTCCACGTTGTAGCGGCTCGACGCAATGCCACTGAAGCCTGACACCTGCGTCTTGTTGAACGGACCAACCATCAGCATCGACGGCTCGCCACCACTGGAATAACACTCCTGCATCGTGGTCTTGAGCATCGCCTCCGTGAACGCCGTAGGCGTCCCGAAAGTCTTCCACACCTGTGCCGCACCTGTCGGGGTTGAACCCGTGTAACTCGGTGCCGTCACGTTCGTGGAAGTCTCGTTGGTCTTCAGCCAGCCTGGGAAACCGCAAGTGACGCGGGCTGTCGCGGTCGCACCAACAACCGCACCAACGCCATTCAGCAAGCAAGCCACTTCGATGTTGCGCTTGAGTTCCTTGGCAGCCTTAGCCGCCTGGTAACCTATCTCAGACGCACGGCCAGCCTTGTCCACACGCTGCTCGGTGCCCGAGATGATGAAGTCCACCATGTTGATCTGGCAGTAGTTGCCAAGGCGGACGGTTGGAGTGACTGCCGTGAATGCCGACAGATCCTGGCCCTCAACGACCGGCGTAGCACTGGCCGTAGCAAGGCTGTCTGTCTGCCACTCAAAGTAGGTGTTCGTCGCGTCCCTAGACCCGATGTTACTCTGGAAGGGCGTTGTAGTAGGGCTGATATCACTAATCAGATCGCTGATATCCTCCCGAATGCCTTTCGCATCGTAGGTAAGGAACGTATCGGTAATTACCGCCATCGTTTGTCTCCGGTTATTCCGTCAAGATATCAGCGAACAAAGCCGCAGCATCATCGACCTTGCCGGTCTTTCTCAACTGTGCTCTCTTCGCTTTCACCTGACGGGAGCGTACTCGGCGGGATGTTGCCTTGTTGCCGCCCTTGACGCTGCCGATTTTTGATTTGGCCGCTGTGACCTTATCACCGTTCGTGAGTTCGTTATAGCGCATCGCATCGCGTAACACGATCAATGCTCTATGGTCATAAAGCGTATTGAGTTCGTTATCGCTGAACCCAATCGCCTTACCGAACTCGACCAGCTTACGCTGTTCGGCGGCTTGTAGGTCGCCATCGGACCACTCAGGGATTTTCTCCAACACCAGATTCTGCTCAACCGCCAAACGCTCTTGCAGTTTCTTGCTGTTTTCACCGGCAAGAAGTTGTTGCATACGCGCCTGTTCGGCTTGCACCGCCTGTATCTCACCGGCTCTCTGTTGCTCAAGGTATTTGAGTTTCAGAAACTGGACCGGATTCTCTCGTTCAAGAGCATCCCAATCCATGTTTGGCGGCTTGTTGGCGGCTTCCATCTGCTGATGGAGTTGGCTTAGTACCCCTTGATATTGCTGGTACGTCTGCCGTAGAGCCGCCTCTTGAGCGGGCACATTCTGGATTCGTTCCTCCAGTGTTTTCCGCGCCTCGGCAAGCTCCTGCTGCCTGTGTGTGTATGTCGCCTTGCGCTGGTATCCGCTAATGAGTTCGTCAAGCGGAACCTCTGATGTCTCACCGTCAATCGTGACGGCATACAGAGGTGCATCGCTATCCGATAATTCATCCGGTTCGACAGCATCCGGCTCATCCACCACCGAGTCATCGGCTAACTCGGCATCCTGTTGTGCTACATCCGAAGAATCCGTTGAGGGTAGCTCTTCCTTGGAAGAATCCTCTTCGGGTAGCTCTTCGGGTCCGGTAAGCATCTGACCAAAAGTGTCCTGAATATCGCCCATAGAGCGGGGGCCAGCTTGTTTCGTACCGGCTTCGCTCATCACTTTCTTCCTTTCTTGGGTCTGTTGCGTGACTGATCCATCGCCCAATCAGCGACCAATGTTCGCAACCCACGCAGTATCTCGTCAAGAGCGCGGCCCTGATGGTAAAGGTTCTCGCGGGTGTCCGTCTGGTCAAAATCGGTCAGATTCCACTGGGTGAGAATGCTCTCCCTAGTGACACGGATCACCTCCACGAACACCTCATCTTCAAGGATTTCCTTGGCGCGGCGTCCTTTCTGCTCGCTGGTCAGTCCCACTTATAGCCCTTCCTTGAGACTCGCCTTGATAAGCTCAAGATCGACATCATCCTCAAATTTCGATTCTGCCTGGAACTCCCTGATCGCTAGATCACCCGCGATTCTAGCCGATTCGCGCTCGTCCAACTGCTGCTGCTTCATCGCCGCAAGCTGGATCTTCTGCTCGTCGATAGCGGTACGCGCCTGGATATCGGCCATCTGCGCCTGTGCCAGCAACTCTTCCGGCGACGGTTTCGGCGGCTGCGGAGGCGGCGGCTCGTAGTCGAGCGGTAGCGGCTTGAAGAACTGGTTTGAATCGGGATAGCCGCTGATCTCCAACATTTTAGACAGCGTATTCCTGATCTGGCCCAACCCGACGAGCGGGTTGTTTGGCCCAAGTTTCTCCAACGCTTCCTGCTGGCGTACCGCAACCTGATTCAGCACACCAAGCCGTTCGTCGGTCGTACCGATCCCCAACCCGACATTCACACTGCAATCCATAGTCGAATCCCAGACACGCGGATCGACTGGCACCCACTCATCGCGCAATCGGACCACGCGCTCCTGATCCTGATGCGTGATAACGAGCTTGAGTACGCCCTTGAACATTCTCTTGAAGCTATCGGCAAACAATCGCGCCATCATCTCCAGGTGCTGTTCGGCACCTTTGATCGTGGCGGTCACAGCAACTCTGGTAGTCGATTGCAGCACATCGGGGTCCAACCCCTGGCTCGCGGCTGTTTGCCCGGTACGCGCTTCTTTCATGCTGTCGAGGTATTGGATCATCGGGAAAGCGTCCTTGCCCAGGAATGGCACATCCAACTGCTGCACCATGTTGGGCTGACGCATTCTGATGATTGAACCGACTTCTGGGTTCAGCACATCGTCGATATTGACCATGCCCTCGACTACGCCGGTTCTCGGATACAGCGCAAACGAGAGACTGTCGAGCATCCCACGCAACACCGCGCTTTTCACGCGCTGGATATCTTTCGTGAGATCCGCGATATCGCTACCGAAGAAAACGTGAGGTTCGGGATCGCAAGCGAACATGGCGAACGGAATCGAATCCGCTGGCTCGTTGTTCACTACCTCGTAGCTGTTGCCGACCGTACAAATACGCCTGAGTTCGGCTATCCCATCACCGTCATAGTCGATGTAGCACCACGCCTCAGTATACAAGACGCGCCTACGTTCAGCCGCCGATACGGGGCCTGGCATCTCGGTGTTCGAGTAACGGGCCGTGTATTCATCGCTATCAACGAACGCAAAATCGTCGGACAGGTGATCGTCGAGCATCTCCCGGTCGTAGCCGAGCGCGACGAGATCGGAAACGGTAGACATCGTGCGATGTCCTACGACCATAGCATCATCCAGCGAGGTGGCCGCTGCATCCACGAAGAACTCTTCGGGCGGCATCGTTTCGATCTTGACCTTATCGCGCTTGCGCTGACGCTTTATCTCGACATCGTAAATCTGCGGGACTTGCTGACCCTGTGCTTCCATCATTTGGGCTTGTTCTGGCGGTATGCCGGATGCTGGTCGCCCTTCGACCGATACGGCTTCGACGCCCTCTTCTTGCAGGATCAGACCGAGCGCACCTTCGTCCAACCCCTCAAAGGTATGGGTATGAACTTCGATGCTGTCGTCCCACCACCACTTCACGAAGCCGCCCTTATTCATCAGCGCGTCCTTAAACACGCTGTAGAAGATCCCTATCGCATCGTTGTCCTGCCTAACGATGTAATTCAGATAATCGGTCGCCTGTTCGCTCATCGCCATGTCGTTCGCGTTGCGTGGCACGAACTCGACCACCTTCTCGGAACCAAAGAAAACGCGCATCATCGAAGGCAACACAGCTTGCACGGAATCGCGCACATCACGGCTGACGACCTGGGAACGGCCATCGACCTCGTTGCCGAAGGGATCGCCGCGATAGTATTTGGTGGATTCTGCCCTGACGGGCGAGATGTCGTCGTCGATGTACTGAATCGCGTCAGAGATGTAGGAGGCAACCACTGCTTGCAGGTCGGCCTCGCTCATCCCCACGCCAGCTTCAGTTTCAGCTTCGTCTATGTAGGCCAATAGCTCGTCATCCCGAAAGATTCGTGTGGCACCCTATGCGGGGCAGGGGCCGAAGCCCCCACCCCACTTAGGTTGTACAGTTGCTCTGGTCGCGTCAGAACTTGTCAGGGCCGGACTGAGTACCCGGTTGGCCTAACTGGCGCGAACCTCTCGGCGGTGCAACTTCCCCGCTCCTAGCCTCTCAGATGTATGGGGAGCAGGGGACATACCCTCCTCCCTCTCACACCGCCTTAGCACTCGGCAGAGGTGAGCATCCCCCTGGATTCCAAGTAGGCCGTGCTTCAGACTACAGGCTACGCTTTTACTACCCAACACCAACCCCGTGATCTAGGGGCACCCGTTTGGACCGGCGGAGCCAACCGGGGCAAACCGTATAGCTGTGGCCGTTTAAGATAGCCCATAGGACCACCATCCCATCGGGCCAGCCCCCTAAACCACACCCACCAAATTCCGTTTAATATTACCCATGTGACTACCTGCCCGTCCACCCATCGCCGTTCCGGCATCGGACGCGAACGTCAAAACGAACGCATCCGCACTGTCGGGTGAGGCAACACCCCTGCGCTTCAGATCGGCTTTCGCTTCGATCTTCACTCTACCGTTAGATGTATAGTTATAGCGCACCGTAGTCAATTCTGTCTTCAGCAACTCATCTTTCGGCAGCCTGACATCCCGACCTTCCAGCCAGCCTTTCGCCTTGTACCAGAGTTCCGCCCGAAGGTTCAGGTAATGCTCACCCATCGCCGGGCTTTCGCTGACGTTGATCGCGTAGGCTGGTAATTTAAGCTCACGGAGCCTATCGGCCACGCCAGCGCCCAACCCGATGGCATCCACGAAAATCTCGGCGGGCTTTTCATGGCTCATGTCGTATTCGGCCTTGATCGCGCCGGTCAGTTGCATCGTGTCCAGATTGCGCCACAACCGGATAGATTCTGTAACCGCGTTTCCTTTTCGCTTACAGAGCGCCGACGAATCGGCACCAAAACGGGCCACATCAACGCCCCAGATCGTAGGCCCGAATTTTGTCGGCTCTATATCACGACTGATCGCGTCAGCGACCAAATCCTGCGGGATAACCGTATCGTCGTCGCCCCTCGGAAATTCTCCAAGGACACGGACACGGTAGGTGTTAGACTCCTCGCCGTAGCGCAGCCGACATTCTTCGATGTACTCCTTGGACACACGCTTCGTATTCTCGCACGATATGTGGAAAGTTTTCCACCGATCAGCGAGTTTATGAAAAGTATCGTAGAAATAGCCGGTACTTCTGATCGGGTTACCGGCCAATACCATTGAAGCGTGGTGCGCCGACATCGAACCGCCAGCCGCCTCGTAAACTTGTTCGGGCACACCGCTGGCCTCATCGCAGATCAAGAGAACGTGGTCGGCGTGTACACCTTGCAGCGCATCTGGCTGTTCGGCCCTGCTGGTTTTCGCAGATATGAAGTTGCGTTCGGGGTCCGCAATCAATTCTATGCGGTCGGATTTGACGTTGAACAGGTCGCGGAACCCGGCTGGCGCTTGTTTCAGCCATGATTTCGCTTCTGGCAGCAGTGCATCATGTAACTGCGCTGACGTAGGAGCGGTGATCACTAC